CGGGCGAACGAACTGTACGTGCCGATCGGCGCGCAGTTTCGGCAGCAGAGCCAATACGGCCATAACATATATTTTTTCCCGAACGGGGCGAGCATACAGTTTACGTATCTTGATTGCGATCGGGACGTCGAAAACTATCAGGGGAACGAGTTCACCTATGTGGGATTCGATGAACTCGGAAACTATCCGTCGGACTACGCATGGAACTATATGCAGTCGCGCTTACGGCGCGCTAAGGGCATCAAGAGCTACATACGCGGTACGGGGAACCCCGGTGGGCGCGGACAAGGTTGGATAAAGCAGCGCTTCATGGAGGGGCGGCTGCCGAACAGGATTTACCGGAAGACGGTGCTGTTGCCGTCAGGTCGGGAAGCCGTAACGACACAATGTTACATACCCTCGACGCTATACGACAATAAAAAGCTGATGACAAAAGATCCCGACTACGAGGCGAGGTTGTTTAATATGCCGAAGCATTTGCGGGATGCGCTTTTACGGGGGAATTGGGACGTGTTTGCAGGACAGATTTTTTCCGCATTCAAAGCGGAAACACATGTACGGCCGCATTTCGTACTCGATGCTCGGTACTGGTATAAATTCTGCTCGCTCGATTGGGGATATGCAAAGCCGTATGATTTGCAATTCTGGGCGGTCAATGCAGAAGGCAGAATGTACATGTATCGGGAACTGTACGGGTGCATGAAAGACGAGTACAACAAGGGGCTCCGTGAGGGCAGCGACAGCGTCGCGCGGCGCGGTATGGCAATTGCCGGTAACGAGGGCGTGACAATGTGCGTCGCCGATCCTGCCGTGTGGAACAAGATCGACAAAGCGCCGAGCGTTGCGGAGACGTTTGAAACGGCCGGCTGGCACATGGTCAAGGCGAACAACGATCGTATAAACGGACTTTTGATTTTCAATCAGATGCTCGAAAACACGGATGAAGCGGGAATCCCGATGCTGACGGTAGCGCCTGAATGTACGGGTTTTATCCGTACCGTGCCGTCTCTCACTCCCGATCCGAACCGAGAGGAAGATGTCGATACACGGTTGGAAGACCATCCGTACGATGCGGCGCGGTATGCGGTGATGAGTGATTTTGCACAGCATCCGACACGGTACATTATCGATCGTGAGCGCATTGCACGGCCGACACGGGAGACGTGGGATCCGTTCGCACAATAAAAAGCACAAGGAGAAGTATATGGCGAATGATACGAATGTGGTGGTGCTTGTTGGCAGGCTTGCCGCGAGTATGGAAGTGAGGCATACGCAATCGGAATATCCTATAGGGAGTTTTACGATTGCAGTAAACCGGAGCAAAAAAAACGCATCGGGAACGTGGGAAGACAAAGCGTCGTTTTTCGACTGCGATATGTACGGCAATATTGTTACGGGGCTACAGCAGTATTTGGTGAAAGGCAAGCAGGTTTCCGTGACAGGCTTTCTGGAGCAGGACAGGTGGGAAAAAGAAGGACAGCGTCTTTCTCGCGTGAAAGTTGTCGTACGTAACATACAGCTTGTCGGAAGCAAGGGACAGAAATCGGGCGGAAGCGTTGCACCTGAAAGCGATGAGGTGCCGTTTTAATAATTCTTATTCACTAGATTTTGGAAATACAAAAGAGGTAAATCTATGAAATCAGAATCAAAGTTTAATGAAAAATGTGTGGCGAGTTGTCCTTGCCATGGCACAGTGACACACAACGCTTGCTTAGGTTGTTTTGCGTTAAGAAATTCACCCTATCATAAAGGTGAGTTTGAAAGTAAATCGGATGAAGATATTGAAAAGATGCAAGCCGAAATCGAAGCTGAATGGGGATGGTGAATATAACAGGGGGTTAATAATGGAAGCAGCAACACACAGAGAGCTTGCGCAGTGGTGCGCACAGGGTAAAGGGGAATGGAAACATTTACCGTCAAATTCCGGTGTCGTGTATACAACATATAAATACGACGAAAGCAAAGCTGATTGCTGTATAGCAAATGCAGTGACCGGACAGCGGATTGTTGTCCGGTGTTGGAAAGATATAGTTTGGCATATGCCAACAAAAGAGTATTTGTTTGGAGAATAAAATGCTAATTTTTACGATCAAAAAAGAATGGTATGACAAAATCCAAAACGATGAAAAAATGGCACAACATATCAGGAGAAGATGGAAATGAACAGCCGAATTAAAGAACTCGAGGACACGATCCTCGATCAAATCGAAAAGCTCAATGACGACAGCCTTGCCGGAGATGCCGAAGAGACGCAGCGCATGATTGACCGCTCAAAATCTATTGCGGAGCTGACGAACGCTTATGTAAACGTCAATCGAATGAAGCTCGATGTCGTCAAAGAGCTGAACAGAAGCGGAACGCTGTATGAAGGCTACTTAGGAATTACCGATGAAAAAATTTAGAAAAATCTGGGATGCAGAAAAAAACTCATGGCTTTTTGCGCATAAAGATATGGAACGGAAAACAATGTATAAGCTCTTTCTCACTTCTTTTTCTGATGTAAGGGATGTAACAGAAGTTGCATTTTACAATCAACGTTCGCGTATCGGTGCGGTACGTCATAAGCGGCCGCACGGTACGACAAAGCGCCGCCCTCTTTACAGCGAACAAATAAAAAAAGGTTATGTGCGAATAAAAATCGCACAGCCTAACGTGTGGATGTCTAAAAGCAAATGGGTGTATATGGAAACGCATCCATGGGAAGATTTTTCTGAACGCTCAAATTATATCTTTCTCGACGGCAATACGCGAAACTTCTCGCCGGATAACATTGCACGGGTGCCGCTCAAGATAATGGGATTATTTGCAAATATCGGCGGCACGGTGCCGGGTGATCCTGAAATGACGCACCTTAATATTTTAAGAGCGAAACTGCTTTCCGCACAACTCGATGCGGGAGACAAGGCAGGGTTGACGGCACGTGCAGGGCATGCGCGGCTTTTTATCAAAGAGCGCAACCGAAAAGCTCGCGAATACAACAGTACACCGGAGCGGCGAAAACTGCTGTGTGCACGGCAAAAAGCATATATACAAAAGCTCAAAACGGAACAGCCGGAAAAGTTTATGCGTTCAGCTGAAAAGCAAAAAGCATATCAGAAAGAATGGTACCGTAGACGGAAAGAAGGAAGGGGGCAGATATGACAAAACAGAATCCGACGATCGTCGCATCGTATGAGGAGACCGTACAAACAGATGAGTACGATTGGCGAAACGTACTGCTGACAAAAGTTTACGACGACACAACGACAATCGGAGAGATTATCGAGTGGGCCGGTGATAATCTGGATCGCGAATATTTTGAGATAAAACTGACGAGGGGAAAATGAAATTTGACAAAACAAAAGTATACACCGCGCTCAACGCGGACGAATTAGAAATCGGGAGCAAATGCATTTTTGCGGACACGATACAGGAGTTGCGAAAGGGAGTACAAGACGAAGACGCTGAAACCTATGTGGAGATATTAACAGACGTGTACGACGATGATAGCGTCGAACGATTTGTAGTTGGAAATTGCACGTATCTTTACGCCTACCTCATCGAGCCGCCGACAAAGCCGAACTATCGGCCATTTAAAAATGTGGCAGAAGCGATGACTGCAATTAAGGAACATGGCGGATGGGTGCAAAATTGTAGCTCCGGCAATCAATATATTGTACTCGCAAAATTTTATGATAGCCTACTGTTCTGGCGGGAACGTGTTTCGATGGAAGCGTTCTTGCAAGAATACGTTTTCGCTGACGATGGAAGTCCGTGCGGGAAAGTTGCGCCAGAAGTACTACCTGAATACGAATGAAAGTATTTTAATAAACCAGAGGACACAAATATGAATACGAATATTATTTCAACACAACAAAAAATTACCGAACTTACGGATGCAATGCGAGACTTGCTTCTGTATAAAAACGAGAAGTACGGTGATTCCGCGCTTAATCCGAAAAAGATTTTTTATAAAGGTGATGCGCGCAATGCGATATTGATTCGACTTGACGACAAGCTCGGACGGGTCGCTGCGAATACGGACGGTACGCCTCGTATCAATGATGTTGCGGACATTATCGGCTACTGTATGCTGCTGCTCATCAGTATGGGTGCAACGCAAGCGGACATCAAGGCACTCATGGATTAACGGCGGGCAAGAAAATGATACTCAATAAATGTGTGCGTTGTGCGGAGCTAAAACGGACGAAGACGGAACGAGGAATAAAGTGGACGTGCGGGCAATATCCGGGCGTATATCGGCTTGGCATGCTTGATGTTGAACCGATCGTAGAAGATTGCAGAGCTTTTAAAAGAAAAGCGAGGGGTAAATAAAAATGGCAGCATTAACAAAAAATCAAAGCAAAGGATTGAGTGAAGCGGAAGTATTAAATCAATGCACGGCATATTTGACGGCACGGGGTATATATCACTGGCGGCAGAACACCGGAGCGTTTAAGGTCGAGAATCGTTTTATTCGTACAGGCATGAAAGGGGTGAGCGATATACTCGGTGTGCTTCCCGGCGGTCGATTGCTTGCGATTGAAGTAAAGCGGGAAAAAGGCGGCAAGTTATCGATTGCACAAAAAGAGTTTATCGATGCAATAAATTCCCGAAGCGGATGTGCGATCGTGGTACATTCGCTTGCAGAGTTAATCGAACGGCTGGAACGATTTTTTTAAGAATTGTAACAAAAATGCGGTCTGTCGCATAAGATTGATACCGTATGAATAAGTCGGAATTGGTTGAAAATATTCTGTCGCGGCTGCAGGAATTGAAAGAGGTACGCTCGAAATTCGAATCGTCGTGGATGCAGGCGGAACGACTTGTCGCACCGTCAATATATGCATGGCACGATCTCGACGCCGTTCCCAGTGCACCGAAACGCTTCGCATCGGAGCCGTGCAAATATATGCAGACGCTCGTTGCGGGGCTTGTCGGATATTCGATCAGTCCGTCTATTCAGTGGTTTAAACTTTCGTTGCAAAATGCGGATATGCTCAATCAATACGGGGTACGGGATTGGCTTGAAAACTGCGAGTCCGCATTGGTATCGGAGTTCAATCGGTCGAATCTCTATTCCGTCGTTTCAAAGTTCATACAGGACGCGGTCGTCATCGGACACAGCTCCATGCACATAGGTGAAGATATTAAAAATGCACGGTTACAATTTATGCACGAGCGGGCAAATGAGGTATATCTCGATGTATCGGGAAACGGAGAAGTCGATACGCTCTACCGTGAATATCGTATGACGGTCCGGCAGATGGTCGACTTTTTCGGACTTGATGCATGTTCGGAACAGGTACGTGAAGATTATGCCGATCCGAAAAAACGGAGCTTCCGGCATACGGTACTCTTTGCCGTATATCCGCGCACCGAATACAAAGATGACCGGCAGGATGCGCTCAATATGCCTTTTGCGGCAGTGTACATAGATATGGACGGGCAGCACGTCTTACTGGAATCGGGATACAGGGATTTTCCGTATGCCGTATATGTGTTTAAGCAAATTCCGGGCTATGCATATTCCGAGAGCCTTGCACAGGACGCGGTTCCGGATATCGAGTTCTTAAATATTGCGAAAGAACCGTCGCTCCGAATTGCACAAACGTCGGCCGAACCGCCGATGAAAGCGAGCGAACATTTAAAGAATGTTGCGGTCGTTCCGCGCGGTATGACGTATCTCACCGAAAACGATGATATCCTCGAGCCGATCAGAACAGGAGAGAATTATCCGATTACACTGCAAGTACTCGCCGATATCAAGCAAACGATCAAAGACTGGTTCAATGTCGATTTTTTCCTGATGCTCGAAGGTGCACAGAACAAGCAGATGACGGCGACAGAGGTAATGGAAAAGCAGGGAGAAAAGGCGGCAATTCTTTCAGACCTCATCGTCTCACTCAACGAGGCGACAGGCCAGATCATCCGCCGCTCGTTTAATTTGTTAATGCGTGCCGGAAGATTGCCCGTTCCGCCGGAAGCCATACGGGAGGCGGGTGCGATTATGAAGATCGAATATAAAGGACCGCTTGCGCAGGCACAGCAAAAATACTACAGCACCGGAACGATCCGTACCGCGCTCAGCGCAATCGCGCCGGTTATGCAGATATTTCCGAATTCGGGTGATTTCATTGATGCCGACGAGCTGATGAAAAAGACAATGGAAAACAGCGGTATGCCGCAAAGCGTCATTCGGGAAGATCGGGATGTTATGGAACTGCGTGCCGAACGGCTGCGTCAACAACAGGAAGCGGCAGCACGGGAACAGCAGCAGGCGATGTCGCAGGAGATGCTCAAAAACATGGATAAATTGGGTAAGAGTCCGGAACAAGGGAGTTTTATGGATGCGATGAATTCGCAGCTCGGCACAGGAATGAATGGAGCGAGTGCCTATGCACAGTAACGGCATACCGGGGTATGAGCATGCGACTCCGGAAGAACAACAAAAAGCGATGCACCGCATTTTTCACGAGACATTTTCGACGGAAAGCGGACGGCTGGTATTTAATTGGCTTTTGACCGATTTACATTATTTCGAGCCGGTAAAGAACGAAGCGGAACAGGCGCTGAACAATTATGCGAAAGCGCTTTTATATGATCGCATGGGTATTATAGACAGCATCGCATTGACTGATGCGATGATCAATCAAATACAGGAGTAAGGTATGGATCCGAAGACAGGGGAAGGACAGAACGCAAAAATGGGAACGGGGGCAACTGACACAA